ATACGTCCCAACAGCAGCAACAACTGCTGCATATACAATCTTATTTATAAGGTTGACGGTTCGTGAATTATCATCCACTTTTGTCTGTATATCATCAATCTTTACCGATAATCTATTCATCCGTTCGAACGAACGATTGTGATCTTCTTTCAGACCAGAAAGTTTTTCTTCGAAACTTGCCATAGAAACCATGACATCCGTCAGTTTGTCGAGTTTTTCCTCGATTCTGTCTAGTCTTTGATTGGTATTATCTGCCATATTAACCTTCTACGAACTTTGTAATGACATATTTACCCAATGGATTGTCATTTGTAATTTCAACCGTTTCTTCTTTACAGGAATATCTGTTACCTGCTTGTTTTCCTACATTACGTTCAATTTTTCTTTTAACACTTAAACATTCAGACAACGTGAAGTGTGGCGTCCATTCTATTGGTTCACCACCAAGATAAAGAAATAGAACGAATAAAGTTTTAGTGACTTCCATTCTTCATCTCCAGTTGCGCATCCTTTAATTTCTCTATAGCATCTTCTAGATTATGAATACGTTTCTCAAAAAATTCTAATGTTAACTTCTGCTGTTGATCATATGGCGCATTACCGTTTTCAATCTCAGATGTAAGTTTTTCCAACTCACTTGCAAGATGTTCAATCAGCATAAACTGTTCGTTGTCTGCTGGCAGAGAACCCATTTCACCACGTGGCCATTTAATACGGAAGTCTGTGTTCTGTTCTAGATCTGCTTCCATCATTGTGATGTTGGTCTCAATAGTATTCAGACGTTCGACAATACCAAAGTATGCCCATGTCGCAATCGATGCACCAGCAATCAAACTGATCATATTGCGAAGAGGCAATGCTACTTCCGTGCTGTCGCTTAGTTTAGGCATTAGTTATCAACCTTAGACCCCGCACGCCACTGATAGCAAGACCAGTATCTCGCTTTCCACTTTGGTCCTGGGTTGTCACAACCGTGCCTTGCTCTAAACGATTTACGTCGAGCAGGATCGTCACGTTTGATTTCCATGTTCGGATCACCGAAACCAAGTTTGATAATATTCCCTTTTTCGTTTCGAACATAAACGTAGAATTTTTTCTTACCGTCACCCGAGCGTGTTGGGTTGTTTAGAGTAACCTTTTTGCCTTTGTACTCTGCTTCGGTAAGTTCTAAATCCTCATAAAGATCACATGCTTCGCATACGTCATCAATATGTTCTTCGGTGAATCCTTTAAACTTTTCCATTTTACTGTCCTGGGGTCATTTTCTTAGCATGATCTACAGAACCGTCAGTTCCCCAATCATACTTTCCATATGCCATCTGTTTAAATGTTTTTTTCTTATCATGCTTAGTTACACGGTCAACCGACTTAATCATAGAAGGTTGTTTAACAAGTTTACGAAGATGTGCTTTGACTTCTCCTGGTGAATTACCAGTCATGAACATATCAGGCAACCCCTCTACATCCACTTTGATATCAAACTTTTCGCAAAACTGTTTGAAACTGATCACTTCATGCTTCCTATCTTTTTCTTACGATTAAAACCTTTAGTGTCACCACGATCCATCATGCCCTGAACGCCATCTCCTGGGTCGTCCTTACCATGATATCCTGCTGCCTTTCCTGGAGCAACTTTTTTAATTTTACCGCCACGCTTCTTGAATGCATCCATAGCACGTTTCATTGCAGCAGGATCCATCTTCTTGCCTTCATACTCCATTCCAGCGGATACACCTTTCTTTGCCAGATCTGCTCTCTTTTTAGCATTGTCCTTCTCTTTCTTGCGCACCAAATGGTTACCATAGGCGTTTGCCGCCTTTTTACCTACCTTGCCAATAACACCTTTCTTTCTACCCAGATTGCTAAGGTGTCTATGAAGACCGCCCATAGACTTTCCATGTGCTTTATCAACATAATCAGCAGCAGAATTTTTAAAAATTTCTGCAAGAGCATCTTCACCGAGAACTGACATCAGTCTATCACGGATTGATGCTTTTTCTTCAATAGAACGAAGAGTGTTGCCGATCATTCCATTCTTAGAAAAACTGTCAAGTGCTTTTTGTAGGACTTTTTTATCCATCTTTTTGATAGGAACTTGAGTAGAACCTTTGCCTGAGAACAAAGCAACGTGATTGCCTTGTTTGTCTTTTACGACCTTGACTTGAGTTCCACCTTTACCTTTCATCACAGCAACATCTTTATAATCAGATGCCTTTGCTTCATTCATTTTTCCCTTTTCTTTTTTGGCAATAGCGATTGCTGCTTGCTGAGCAGGACTGACTGCTTCGTTTATTTCTGCTCTGATATCATCAAAAGATTTCATTTGTGCCTCTTCTTTGATTTTCGTAACTTTAACTTTTGGTCCGAATACTTTACCCACGGACTTAGAATTACCCTGCTTCCGTGCTGCTTTTCGAATCGCTTCTTTTTCAGTTCTAGCAGTCACTGTTTCAATGCCGCCATCGATTTCTACTTTATATGTTGCCATTATCCTTTTACCTTTGCTGCTAGATCTTTATCTGCTTTACCCCAAGTTCCGGAACCTTTTGTTACAAAAGAATTTACTCTCGCCATCGCCCACTGCTGTTGAGTTGCCCCAGGACGGTGTCCCGTTTTATATGCAGCAAGACCACGATTATAAACCTTTTTCAAAATACCAAAAGGCATACCAGATTTTTCCGCTTTTTTCTTGAGTGCCGCATCAGCACTTTCTGAAATATAATTTTGAAACTTAATCATGTGGTTTCCCTATTTTTCTTTCTAGTGTCACGCATGCGAGCACGATCCATCATACGGTCATGGCGGATTTTATCTGCTTCCTTTTCACGATCTATTCTTTTCTTAGCAAGGTCGGAATGGTCAACATCATCACCGAACATGCGTTTGAATTTCAAAGTATGCTTTGACGGTTTAGTTTTTGCCTTTGCGTCACCAGGAGCAGGTTTATATGCTGATGCGTCATCATCAGACTTTTTACCATGCTTTTTGAAATGCTGGTCACGAGAAACTTTTGTAGATTTTTTGAGTCCTTTATGATATTGAGCAGGTTGTGCACCAGGACGATCTTTGATATCTGGATCTTGTGCACCTTCTGAAAGTTTTTCAACTTGGTTTAACCATTTACGATAGGTTTCCTGCTTAGACTCTACGATTACATAATTAGAACCTAGATGCTTGATAGTACCAACGATGTCACTTTCTTTGATTGCAACTAGATCACCAACTTCAAATAACTTACCTTCTACATAATCTTCACGTAGATCATTCACTGGTTCAAATGTAATTTTATTTTTAAAATTCTTTTGTTCTTTTAAACCGAGACCTGAGCGAACTGCATTGAATACACTTTTAGCATCAGCATTGGAAAGATCTTTCGGCATATTCTGAGCAAATTTGGTGAAGTCCCCTTTTTCAGCGAACCCACGAAGTTTAGTTCCTGAAACACCTTCTACACCTTTCGCCTCAGGATCGCGATCACCAGCACTCATTATAGTGATTTTTTCAAAATTATAAAATCCGTGCTTACCTTTTTTTCCATTGTATTTGTTTAAAAGAATTTCATATTCGCGAACTCTATCTGAACCTGCAACAAGTACAACTCTTTTATATCCCTCATCATGGAATGATGCCATTGCGTCAAATAAAGTTTTAAGTTTCTTATTCATCATGATCTGACGAGCATAACGAGGAAACCCTTTACGAGCGAACTTAATTTTTTGAGCATATGGGATAGGGTTCTTATTCTTATCTTCCGACTGAGTCAGATAGATACGGAACGGATTATTTCCTGCTTTTGCTTTCAAAAAGTCGAGAAGTTTTTCATGACCCGCAGTAGGTGGGTTCATTCGCCCCCATACAAAGTATAAGGTCTTTTCTTCTTCAACTAAAAATTGACTAAACGAGTTAATCAACCCTTCTTCCTTTCAATCTCTTTTTTACGAATATCTTTTATCATGCGCTTCGCGAGCATCTTAATTCTTTTTTTGATTTGAGGTTTATCTAGTTTCTTTTCTAATTCCTGTTTTCTGGAGAAAGAAAGAGAACCTTTATCCTTACCTTTAGTCAATTTTTTGAGGATTGCTTTGCGTGCAGCACGTTGCGCTCTTTTTTCAAGAGTGTCTTTGCTGGCCATGCGACGTCTTGCTTTGTCACGCCCAATTTTAATTCTGGATTTGAGACGCTTCATCATGCGGGAACGAGCAAGACGTTGTTGAATATTCAGTGCTTCTTCTGCATCTGAGGTCTTGCGACGTTTTGCGTCTCTATATTTCGTGAGTTCATCCTCTCCATCGAGGACGTCCGTAGAGATCATGTCTTTAAACGACAATGGTTTTGCCATTGTTAGTTCCTTCCTGGTTTATCCCATCCCTTTAATATATCGGGTGAAAAGTTGGCGTATGAGAACTCCATACGGTCAACAATTTTCACTGCATCACCACCAAGTTTGTCTATCGCTACATAACCTTCTTCACCTGTTACTTTGTAACCTTTGGTTGTTTTTAAGAAAGTATCAACTTTAGACAATTTATTTAAACTATTTATAAGTTTCATCTTTGCTAGTACAATAGATTTTTGCAATAAAAACATTTTTTCAAGGGATGCTTTATTTTGATTAGAAAAGAAATCAAGATACCCCTGAAGGATTGCTCGTTGTGTACCCTTACCCTTCTCAGTTTTTCTTGAATCTATCTCTTTTTGATACTTATTTTTAATCCATGTAATGAGACGACGAACGTGTGCTTTTTCGTTAGTGATGATTTGACCTTTGCGTACATACGTGTTATTAAACTGCTCAATAAGTTGAGCAAGTTTTTCATTCGCTTGTAACTCTCTAAGAGTAGTTCCGCTAATTTGATTGAATAACTTACCAGCAGTTGATAGGTGTGCATTAACTTCATCAGTTTCCTCCTTTGACATAGTTGCACGAGTTAAATCACGAAGCATAGCATCTTGCATAAAGACGTCACGTTTTTTTGTTAGACCTTTTACGTCCACCCCATAGGATGCCTTCATTGTTTCGAACGACGAACCAGTGTATGTCGTGTGCCAAACGATTCCAATCTTTGCTGCCTTAATTTGGTTGGCCATGTCCGTATTGTTCGGAACTGCATATAATATTGTGTTGGGGTGAAAGGTAACATAGTCTTTACCTTTGATCTTTTCCGTTTTAACATCACTAGAAGAAAATAGAAAATCACCTTGTATGACTCCTTTAATACCTATCCCAGCAAGATGCTTGAGAGCAAGTTTAAGTTTTGTATTGAGATCGCCACTAGTGTCAGCGTCAATATCAGCATCACTTTTGTATACCTTTGGTGATTTTGCAAAGATCCCTTTTTTCGCCACGAAGAATCTGCCATCGCGAGGATCAGTCCCAGCAAAGATAGCAGGAGCACCATCCCATTTAACACTAACTCTACCACCATGCTCACCTCCTAGCATGTCTCTTAGCGACCTTAATGCAAGGATCGCTTGCCTAGTTCCATCCACGCCTCCATAGAGAACATTATCCTCAATATGGGTCATGTGAGTATTTTTTTGCTCTGCTATGAATTCGTGAAACCGCATTAGAATTTTATCTTTCTATTAGTAATGACTGTTGGTTTTTCCGGTGATAAGAAGTTAATGAACTTCAAAGCATTCTTTTTCACTGAAGCGAATATCCTAGAAAATAAATTCGTTACCTTCTCTTTTACTTTCTTTAAGATTGCAAGTTCGTTCAGTTGCGCTTTTTCATCGTATGATGTTTCTTCACTCATCGCATTAACAATAAGTGACACAACTGACCAAAAGTTATATTCGCCAGTCTTTACACCTTTCAACTTACGAGAAGAAGTTTTAAACCGAACTTGAACTTTCATAGCGTCAGCAATCTTTTCACAGTATGCATCATCATATACAGAATGTACACTGACTTTACTTCCATCGTGTGAAGCGACTAACATAAACTCGGCAGCAGAATTAGAGTCTTTACCGTATTTCATAAACCCTGACATCGCTTCTCTTGCAAAGGCAATCTTAAAATCCCTATTATTTTCAAATAATTTTTGCATTGCCGCCATAGCATCTTTATGTGCTTTTTCACCTCTATTGACTACTTCGTTTGTCCCTGACTTAATGAGTGGGCGAAGTTGACCAGGAGCAAGTGTAGCAGTCACAAAGTCATTTACGATATTTTCAGTGAGTTTATAGTTTGGATCACTTTTAATATCTTCGGCAACTGACTCTGTCGCTGCATAAAAAGTTGCAAGACTTTCTGCCTTACCACCTGACATCAACTGAGCGATACCGATTTTCAAAGATAACCTTTTATCACCGATAAGAATATCGGTCTTAGGTGTTATGTCTGTTGCACCATACTTTTTCCAGAAGGAAGTCAACTTTGACTTTGCTCTACCATACTGTTCTGCTTTTACATTGCCAAGTTTAAAATGAGACTTGACTGCTTTAGCAATCTTTTCTCCTGCCTCTAATGCAGCAGGATTCGCTTCTAGAACCGCCATAGTTTTAGCACCGATACCTGACTTTTCCACGTCAAGTTTTTGATTGGTAATCTTATGAAACCCAACCACGATCGCTGCTTCATAATCTTCTGCTTTTAAGTTTCCTTCAGTAAGGAAAGAAGTAAATTTTTTCATCTTTTTTTCCTTGTTTTATTTCTAACAAGTCTACTATACCCTATTTATATGTGAAAGTAAATAAAAAAAGCACCCCGAAGGGTGCTTTTTCTTGGCATTGTAGAGTACTTTACATCTTAGGAAGGTTTTCCATAGCGTCTTTATATTTAGCACGCTCTTCTTCTGACATTGG